CCGGTTCGATAGCGATGGTTCTATCCGTTTTGTAGTTCTTCGCGACAGTGACCACGCGGTTCCCGGGTACGATTTTCACGTACCCCTCGCCTTCGTCCGGCGGCAGCTCGGTTAAACCCTGAGCCCAAGCCGGAGACCACCGTATTACGGTGTTCGCGAGTACCGCGTTACCGATCGTTGCATGCGGATTACCGCAGTATTTGTGCGCAGCGTCCGACTCGCGTCGGGTCAGTCTGGTAGTGGCGCCAGGGCCCCACCCAAAACTTCGTGCTGCTTGGTCCCAGTCGAAGGGTCCCAAGATCCTAGATGCGATTTTCCGTGCGAGACGAATTTCTCGCGCGTATGGAGATTGACTCCATTGCATTTCGGATCGTTGGTTAACCTCAAAACAGGACTGTTCCGCTTTGTCGAAACGTTCCCACGTGACCCTCTCCTTGTCGTCTAGAGGGAAAGGCGAACGTGAAGCGGGATGGCTTGACACTCCTCGCACTGGCAAAGACCCGTTTCCGGGTCCACCGATGCTTGAGTACCAACCACCCGCGTCACTGGGACGTCGCTCTGGTCCTCGTTCCGGAGATTTCTCGTCCGGTACTTGTACAGAGCTTCGTCGATTTCGCTTATTTCCTTTTGACTCAAGTTTAGAGAGCCACTCTTCGAAGAAATAGCCGATCCCGAATACCAAGAGATCAGCTCCTTCAGAAGCATTTCTTCCTGATTCATCAGGGATTCCGTCTCGAGCCGATTCGCAAAGAAAATGCGAAGCATTTCGAGTTCCGGGTTCTCCACGGTGGTCAGGTAGGACTTCAGTTGACGCTGACTCTTGAACGAGATCATTTGCTATTCCTCCGAGATGGGAAACGAACAGACAGCTCCCGCCAGGCTCTCCGATGGCTCCACTTGCGTGGACACCGAAGGCTTTGGCGAGTCGCTCGTGAATACGAGCGAGGGGCGGAGCACAAGCAACGCGAGCCCTCCTAAGAGGGCGAGGACGGAAATTAGCCATAGAGAGACTCCAATAGCCAGAACTCCCATAGGGAGATCCAGGAGCTTTTGCGAGATGGACTGACTGTCGTCAGTCCCTGTGTGCTTCGCCATATACGGCAGTCACCCTCTACTTTATCAGTAGAAGGGCTCCTGACCGTAGATGGACGGACGCACAGTCGCATTGGACAGGTGGTTAATGACATACGCCACCAGATCCTTCTTCTCCTGGTCCGTCGCGTCCTGGGCGAAGTTCAAGCGAACTTGCGCAGAACTGACACGGACTCGTGCCGTCACACCGTTTACGGTCCCGAGCGTCGGCAGTTCATAGCCGAAGATACGGGAATTGGCGCCAGTGGAACTCTTCGCTTCGCGGTATTCGTCAGTAAGCTTGATGTAGCCAATGGCCACACCAGCCGTCTTTTCGAACCACTTAGCGACTTGACCCACGAAGCCGCCAAACGCAAACGTGCGAGTGACAGGAGTGGTCGCGCCATCAGCGATGGCGAGGCTGCTAACTGCAGGCATTTTGCCTTCCTTCGATTCACAAGATGTCCCGTGGATCGGAACACCGAAGTTACCCGAGAGCGGAATTGCGCTCAGGTCCAGCCATGTTTACGACAAGCCTTAGAGAGTAAAGAAAGGCTTGACATGACATGGGATGCACTGAAAGGGTTCTTCACGGACGGCAAGTCCGCAAATGGCACCTCTCCTCTGGCATCTCTACCAAGCCGTGTGAGCTCATACCTGCCCTCCCATTTCTGGGTGACAGGGTAGCCGTCCGACTTAGTATAGGCCATACCCCGAGCTTTAGATGTCACCTTAGTAAGGTTAGACATACTATAGCCAAGCACTTGGTAGCCTAAGAGCGCATCAAACTGAGAAAAATAATTTCCCAGCGGATACGCCCAGTCGACTACGAAGCTAAGCGTGGTTAATTCCCACGCCAATGCAGCGGGGTTTGTGAATCCCAATCTAGCGGCCGTAATGAAAGCAGCATTGACAGGAACACAATCGATCCTGACTTTGCTACTGTGGAGCATGAAAACGTCTGCCTGGTAGTGATCAAGATGACTATCACTCCCGGGGACGTTCCAGTCCACAGTTTGCTCCACTTTGGTCCCGCTAGAGGCCTTTACTGACAGGATAGGAACCTGATATGGTGCCGCTTCGTCGAGGCTTGTCACTGCCCCGTGAATGTCACCCATTAAAGGCCTTATGGCGTACTGGAGCTCAAGCCAACGTTGCTGAATCTCGCGCAGGACATGCCTCGGAACATCACCCTCAGTGAAGAACTTTCTCCACTGAATGAAGTTCCGATTTCGGAATGCCCACACGATCTCAGCTATGTTGTCAAGGCTATTCGCCACAAACCCGGCGGTCTGACCAACTTCGGCCATTGTTTGGGCAAGATTGATTGTCGAGTTCTTGACTTTCAATCGAGCTTTGAGCAAGGCTTTATTGGCCACTTCGTCGGGAAACGCCGTATATACCCCGGCTTTACTCCACGCCTGGGCGAAGAGACCAGCATGGGTAGCATTTTCGATAACCCCACTTACAGTGGAATAAC